CTAGGATCAAAGGAAAGATTAAGATGTCGAAGAAAGTCAAGGGGAAACTTGAGCTCACAAAAGTCAAAGATCGACTTAATTGTGGCCTCACAGTTCTCATGACAATTCATCGACTTCTTCAAGACGAGGTCTCTGTATTCCGAGTAACCGAAATCAATCCCTCCTGCAAGAAAGTTCGCGAGGAAAAGGTCATCAATTTGTTTTTGAAGGACCTTCTTCACCCGAACATCATTACAGGGGATTTGGATTGAGTGAAGAAATGTTAAGCTAGGTAAGCATGATAAATCCTGTTCTAAGAGTAAATCTCTCAGATGAGGATGATTCATGCACCTTTGCCGGACCCGTTGCAAATCGGGAGTTCTCAAGAAATCTTCATGGAACTCCTTATCTGTAACAGGGTCCAGAAAGCAATTCATTTCTTCTTCGGTCTCGGATACCGCCTTCTTCTCTTTGCTGAGATAAGGAATTGATATGCAACCTTTTTGAGGTTTAATCTTCTCAAAAAGGTCATGCAAATAGCAAAACTTCGCAGTCTTCTGGGTCACCCGATTCTTACGAAACGAGTTACCCCATGAGAAAGAGAGGCCTCCGTGAGAAACGGGGACATCAATATCTCGGACTGTGCGGCTGAGCTTTGCACGGTTAACTGACTTAAAGAGGTCATGGACCTCCTGACTGTCTGTTTCCGGCATCATCAATTCCAAATCTCGCAAACATTCGCCTAAGACAGCAGACTTCCTGTCCAGAACACGCTGTTTCCCTGACCCCACCACGGTTCCATCAACAATCAATTGAGAGTTGACGGTACCGTAACGGGGGTGAATGTAATTTTTCCCGGCAGATAAGTCGAGCCCAAAGCTTTGGACCTGACCTTTCCATCGGGGATACACGTTCGCGGGCGCCCTCATGAGGATGTCATCACCGTTAATAAGATATTTACGGGGATGAACTCCAGCATGACGGGCGGTACAGTCGTTTAATAGACAGAGAAGTGGAAAAGATAGTAACGATCCCATAAGCTGGCCGGACCTTTGTAAAACAGGGTCCAAGCCATATCTCTTGGGATAAACCAACAAGTGAGGGCTAATTTCTTTTAAAGCCCAACGCTTGGTTGGCTCGTGATCTATACTTTCCAAGATTCCTTCCAAGAGGGCCTTTGAGCCCTCAATGGAAAAGGAATCCGTTGCTGCTGAATAATCACCTGAAATCCAAACATCATCAGGGTCCGATCGCTCATAGATATCCGCAATTGCGGTTTCCAGGCGATTGGTCCCATGAGTGAGGGCAAATTGTGGTTCGTCTCCAAGAGCGAGCCACATTGCTCTCTGTAAGGGTTTAAGACAGAAAGTATCCCCCTTCCCAGCCGTAATAGTTCTTACCTTGAGAGGTTCCTTAATAGGTTCCACTCGTACAGGTAAGGGCTCCACGGGAGGGTAGGCAGGAAACTCCAGTGTTTGAACCACTGGTTTTCCCCGGGGAAGAGGAAACCCGGTAGACTCTGAAATGCCCGAGTCGTTTAAAAGCGATTTGAACTTATTCAGATTCTCCGTGGTCTCGACCTCCAGGATCTTCTGTCTCCAGGTATGGCGAATGTTCTCATGATAAGCTCTTCGCTGTTCAAAACACGTCCTGAGAGTATGAAAGCCTTCAAAGGGAATCCAAATATCGGAGTTCCCATCCGGCTTCCAACTCGGACGTTGCCTATAGTAAGAGTTACCGGAATCCGCAAAAATCGGCGAGATTCCGTTACCCTTCCTAGGACTCTGGAGGATGCATTTCCAACTCATCACCCAATTGGGGGGTTCACGAAGCTGATAAAGCTCCTTGTACTCCACCAAGAGTGGTGAGTGGAATCTCCTCCAGAAAGACGAATCATCCAAGATCGGATTATCCGTCTGATAGGCTTGAACAAGCGACTGCCCGTACCTTAGATTCGATGTGGCGATCACAATCGGGGAACAGAACTTCTGTCCCTTCTCCGATAGATCAGCCATTGGGAGTACATAAGGACAGCAAGAGATTAGGGTCTGAAATTCTTTAATATCAGATCCGTCTGTTGCCTGCCCAAGGTCGTCAAAGACGACAATGGGCTGCCCTTTGTAACCATCCCAATGATCCACATGACAGGTACGTTGGTATACCAGGTCCTGGTAGGAGCAAGTAGGGAAATATGTAAGGAAGTGAGAGATTATCTCGTTAAGTCGAGATGATTTCCCCATTCCAGGTTGGCCGAAAAGGCCAATTACATATGGTTCCATACGGTCGTCAGGGTCTTCTGAAAGAGAAGATCCATCACGATCGTGGAAAACCAAATCCCCTTTTACTCCTCCCATGGACCGAGGGAATTGAAAGGTAGCCTTGTT